TTTAACAAACTCAGGTTTTTCTTCACTCCATACTACAGTTGGAAAATAACTATTTATAAACATTATTTAAAAGGCCTCCCTAAATGCCAAACAACAAGACTATATCTCGTGCCAGCGGTTACTGGTTTAACTCTGTGCCACACAAATGAGGGAAACACAACAATAGATCCTTTTGACAATATTTCTGTGCATTTATAAGTGTTTCTTTTTTTACTTGGATGACGATTTCTAAAATCAAATTCTAATTCTCCACCTTCATATTCTGAACTATCTGTTAATTGACACGTCATGGACAGTTTTCTTACTTTACCATGTCGTATATTATTTGGTTCATTGTAAGGTTCTTTCCAACTATCAAGATGCCAATCATAATATTGATTATGTTTATATTTTGTAAACTGACAAGCTTCAGAAGAGTCCCATTCAAAATTCCAACCCGCTTGTTGATTTGCCTCTGCCACAAAAGGATGTAATTCTTTATATATCCAAATATCATCTAAAAAAACCACATTTGAATCTCTCACTTTTTTTATGTCTTTTATATCTTTTTTTGATAATTTTTTATTTTCATAACCACCTGTAACAGCAAAATCGTCTTTTTTTTGTGAAGCATATTTAATAATTTCATCACAAAATTTTGGCCTCAGTGCCCCTTTAAAATAATAATAATAATTATTTAGATTCATAAACTATTGTTTGTACAAAATTTAAATTATCTTTTTGATTGTTAGTTAAGTAATACATGCAAGTAGAAGGAAAAATTAAAAACATATTTGTTTCAAGTTCTATGTCCCAGCTATTACCTTTTAATCTGTTGTCATCATAATGTATTCTTACCATGCAGCTATTAGTTTGAATTCCATAGAGACAAGTAAAATCAGGTGAATTACTATAATTCATAAGATCAACATTTAACAAAGGGACAGTTCTTTGATTCGGTTTGTATGTATCTCCCCATGCGTGTTTGTATACTAAATTAATTTTAAAATTTAAATTAATATGCTCGTTAATATATGTATTTAACATACCAAAAGTTTTACAAAAAGTTGGTTTAGATTTTTTTATATTTAATGTTAAAGTATCTTTAATTAATTTATTTCTGTCTATTTCAAAACCTTTTGGCATTAATACATCGCCATACATTAAAGATATTTCTGATAAGACTTTCTTTCTTATTTCACCACCCATACAAAATTAAGTTACAGAATTTATTAAACTCCAAGATTGTCCTTCTTCGTTCCAATCATATTCCCATTTATGAGTTAACGCTGAATTTTGTGATTCTTGTTCTGCAGTTAACGCTGGAGGATCACCTATTGGTGATTTCCAAGATGCAGTTGTTATATCTTTTACCCAAGAAGCATACGGTTTTGGTGGCCAAAAAATATTATTATCTTCATCCCACTCATAACCCACAGATGCATGATTTCCTCTAAGAGGTGTGCCACCTAGTTTATGTTGATTTTGAAATGTATTATACGAGGTTTGAATCCACATCTGTGCCGGCCAATTATTGTGTTTTTCTAAATATTGTTGACCTACAAATTCATCTTCAACACCATTAGCATCTAACATATCTTTGTTATCTAATACTAATACTTGAAGTACCTTTCCATTCATTCCTATTTTTGCAAAACGTGCCATAATTATTGATATTTATACCTTATTAAAACTACTCCACTTCCACCAGTTCCTCCTGGAGCTGATCCTTGTGCACCACCACCTCCAGCTCCACCACCAGTATTTGCTGTTCCACTTTGTCCTGTACCAGGCTGTCCAGCACCAGCTCCATCACTTGCTGGTCCGCCACCACCACCGAATGTGCCACCGCCACCACCACCAGCACGTCCGGTATCAGAAAAATTTATTCCATTTGTAGCGCCAGCGCCTCCAGCACCACCTGGTGTTGTTCCTGGATTTGTAGGAGATGCTGTACCTTCCTGGTCAGCTCCGCCACCACCACCTGCAGAATTTCCACCTGAATTGCCTCCCCTATTCCCTTGTGGAGGGAAAACTGCCGGAGTATTTCCATTACCAGCACCTCGACCTGGGTGTCCACCACCACCTCCAGATCCTCCAGCAGATCCACAATCAGAAGGTGCGCCACCTGCTCCTCCGCCAGTAGCAGTTATTGTTGAAAAAACTGAGTTAGATCCATTTGCATTATTACCCCCACCATCTCCAACCGTTACCGGTATACTATCTCCCGTTTGAACTACTATACCTGTATCAGAGGTATTTGTTGGGCTTGCATATTGTCCATTTATACCACTAACACCGGCTCTGAAACCACCGCCGCCGCCACCGCCGCCACGGTTATTACCACCACCGCCGCCACCAGCTACAACTACATAGTCAATTACAGCTTTTGCTCCAGCTCCTGCTGTAACAGCAAAAGTTCCTGGGCCTGTAAATGTATGCACTTTAAAATCACCACAACAAGTTATTGTTCCACCTGTTGCTGTTATAAATTCGTCTCTAACAGTTCCACTATTACCATCGGCAACAAGAACCCAACCTTTTGTTCCGTCAACATAAATTAATTCAAAAGCTGCTCCACTTTGATTAATAGTTAAATCAGAAGCTACTCCTTCAATTGGTTCACTGTTTCTACCTATAGTTAAATTGTTTCCGGCAAAATCGTTACCATAATCAGCCACGGCCACAGTATTACCGGCGCTTGGTGAACTTGGTAAGGTCAAAGTAAAACCCCCACCAGACGTGTTACAAAAATATCCCTCGTCGGCAGAAGCAGTAAAATTACCTGTCTTAATATCACCTGTTTGCCAAGATACACCACCAGCACTTCCAGTTGCTGCAGTAATTACTCTACCATCTCCATCAACTGTAATCGAGGATAATGTAAAACTTCCTTTTGCTGATTTTATAATTTTTGGCATTAAGTTTTCCTCCTATTAATCTACCATTTCTACATACGAAACATGAAAAGCTAAATCGTTCGCAGCACCAGCTGTTACAGCAATTAAATCTGTTTCGTCTAAATAGAGTGGTCTATCAATAAGACTTAAAGTTGAGTCAGCTGGCACAGAAATTGTGCTCGCAATTTTAAAATAAGTTGAACCATTGTCATTACTAATTTCTACTGTTGCATCAACAGCGTTAGTTCCATCAATGTTGGCTAATAATATTGTATCAATTCTTACTGCAGTTTCTGCAGGTACGTCAATCATAGTAGTTCTGTTTGTATCAGATAAACTACCCATAGCATTTTTAGGTGTGATCGTTGCTATATTTACAAGATTCGGTGTTGCCATTTTTTATTCTCCTTCTATATTAATATCCGAAAACCATGGAGAAGACAATACCTTTTCCATCAGTGGTTGCGATTTGTGTTGAGCTTGTTCCTGGTGAGGCATTAGTTATTTTAACTCTACCAGAGCCATTTGGAGCTAAATCAATATCTCCATTTGAAGTGGATACAATATCATTCCCATTAACATCTAAATTACCACCTAATTGTGGTGATGTATCATCCACGACATCTCCACCAAATTCTACTGCAGTTATGTTTGGATTTGTACCATCATCTGCCCTTGCAAAAGCTAATATTGTTTTACCATTTGCTATTGTAGCAGAAGAACCTGATCCAGATGCATATTTAAATACGACATTTTGAGATCCTGATGTTGAGTTTTTTAATAAATAAAGTTGTTGTACGTCTAAAGGTATTGTTACATTTCTTGATGCTGATATTGTTCCCGTAAATTCTATAACCCTGTGTGCTAGAGTTGCACCAGTAGCTCCATCAGATACAGATAAAGTGATATCTGCATCACTACTAAAAGCTTGTTGTGTAAATCCACCAGCTAATTGTTCTACTAATTGTAAATTTGTATTAGTTTTTGTACCCCAAGTACCAGCATTTTCCCCAGTTGCCTGAAGCTCTATACCTAAAGGTGAAAACGTTGATGCCATATTTTATCTCCTATGCGACGTCACTATATGTTATATTTGTTCCTGTTGCAACATCAGAATACGAAATATTTGAACCTGTGTCAACGTCTTGATATGCTTGAATTCCTATTTCTCCAACAGAGGTTGTAGCTAATTGACCTGTTAATCCCACGATATCTGCAGGACTTAAAGACCCAACAGATGAAGTTGATGAAACTCCTGTTAATCCCATTACATCAGCAGGGGATATT